CTCTATAATCATCTGATGAATAAAATGGAAACACAGTATGGCTCATACCTGCAGGAAACAATACTAACATACCTTCCATAGTTTTGTCTGCTGGTATAGCATGAGGCATTATATGTCCTAATGTACTAGTATACTGAAAAGCAAAGTGTCCTGCAAGAGGGTCACGAGAAACTAATCCTCCAGGGGATACTTTGAGTTCGTCTTCCATATAAAAAGGAATCTTTAACCAAATAACAAAACTCATAATACCACCATGTATGTGTGGCGGATTAAATTCATGTTTTTGTTGGAAGTTAGCCCATAAGTTTTCTAGGCTAATGTTCCAATCTGACTTGTCAGATAATACTGGATTAGACTTTAAAATATTATAATGTTGTTCATATGCCATTACATACGGCAAAATTAAATTTGATGCATACTCACTGGTATCTGTAGACATCTTGTATTCACGTTTAATATTGCCTGCAAGAACACCGTTGTATTTTTCTGCACTTTCAAAGTCTCCTTGAATTTTGTTTACTTCAAGTTCAAACGGAACTAATTTTTCTTGTGATAGTTTAACTGAGACAAATCCAAAGTTTTTAAATTCGTTAGCATGAATAGTTCCAGCTTCGTAACTTTTTTTATCATCACGTACTTGTGTTTGTAATTGGTTCATTGTGTTAGCATCCTGATTAACCCGTAGGTATCGATAGTAGTAAGTAAAATATAATTAGCCAGCATGCCAAAGCTACCACGAGTATAAGCGGCCCAAGCATACATAGCACAACCGCTAATCCAAACAGGATAAAGAGCCAAGAGAGGTGGATTAGGAACAGTAATAGCCATGGTGAGACTACAACCAATACTAACAGCCCAAGCAAGAACCTCAACATAGAATCTTACTGGCGATTGATGGTAGTCTTCTTTTATCCAATTGATTGTTGAACTAAAATGTTCAATCAAAGAGTATGTCCTGCGGCTTCTAACACTTCTTCGAGTTCGTCGAAGGCTGAACGTTCTTGTCCCAATGCGTTCTTATGGGCAATACGTAATGCTTTATTAAGTGTTGCTGGTTTCATATCCATTTCTTCTGCAATGGCTTTAACCGTTTCTTTTAGACCTTCTTTGAGATCTTCCATTTCACGTAGTACACGTGAACCTTCGTTGAATAGTTTCTTGAGTTTTGCAATATCTTCTGAGCTAAATGAGCGTCCTGGCATGTGTGCCTCCTAAAAAGTTTATACTAGTAGTATAATTTATTAGGAGACAGAAGTCAAGTCAGATATTGTTGTTTGGTGAAGTCAATTATATTCTAAATGATTCGCCACAACCACAGCGATCACGTTCGTTTGGATTGATAAAATCAAATCCTTCATTAAGTCCATTGCGGACCCAATCCATAGTTAACCCATTTAGATAGGCTAGACTTTTAGTGTCTACTAATACAACAAAGCCATCATGAGCAAAATTAATTACACCGTCGTCCGCTGTATATTCATCGACATATTCTAATACATACGCTAGGCCGCTACAGCCTGTGGTCCTAACACCTATACGAATACCAACGCCCTTACCACGTTTAGCCAAGGTTTGTATAATTCGTTTACTTGCGGTTTCTGTTACGGTAATCATCGATTGCGGCTTTGATAGCATCTTCAGCAAGAATACTACAATGAATCTTAACTGGAGGCAACGCCAGTTCTTCAGCTATATGAGAGTTTTTTATTGATCCTGCTTGGTCGAGGGTTTTGCCTTTGACCCATTCAGTAACCAAGCTACTACTTGCAATAGCACTTCCGCAACCATAAGTCTTAAACTTTGCATCTTCAATTATCCCTTGATCGTTTACCTTTATTTGTAAACGCATAACATCACCACAGGCAGGAGCACCAACCATGCCAGTACCAATGTTATTAGCATCTTTTGGAAACGATCCGACATTTCGGGGATTCTCATAATGGTCTATGACTTTGTCCGAGTAAGACATATTACATTCTTACCAAAACTTCTTGATACGCACCGTTTACTATCATTATTTGTTTACGATAAGCGACGCCGTCAATATAAACCACTTCGGCCGGTTGTTGGTATACTTGCGGTTGTTGCACCAGTACTGGTTGTTGCTGTACTATTACTGGACGATTTGATTGGCTAATTACATAGCCTGCGGTAGCACCAACAATTAATGGTACCCATGGATTGTATCCGCCACCATAATAATGTCTTTGTGGCCCGCCGTAGTATCCGTGATGTTGCGCCATTGCGCTAGAAGCAAAAACGGATAGCAATAAAATTCCAATTAACTTTTTCATAGTGTTCTCCTTTAAAGATACTATACTATATATAACGCCTTAGCCCGGAAAAGGGTTTACTCCTGATTGTCCAAATCGCCTTCGGCGTGTTCACGTAGATCTTCAATAACACTTTCAAAGGTCTTAATCATACGATCTGAGTATCCATAACCGCCTAAACATGTTTCCAAATGGGCAAATGTGTATGATTCCATATATCTGTATTCTTTTGGAAGATTATGTTTAATTGCCTGCTTGATAGATTCGTAACTAGATGTTAAATCATCTAAGTATTGTTGTAGCTCATCTGCAAGATCATTAGCCTGTTCGGGTGTACCTTGAAACTGTACACTTTCTTCTATTTGCTTTTGTTTATTTGCTACTAGGTCTCTAAATTTATAGATATCAATATTGCTCATATTATTCGTCCGCTGTTTCAAACAAGTCAGCTTCTGCTGTTCTACGTTTAGTCAAACCTGGCAATTCTCGTCCGCCAGCTTTATTCCATTTAAGGAAGTTTTCTCTAGCAAGTTGGTATTGACCTGCGTTAATTACTTTTAGTAAGGTTGAACTACGTAATGCACCTAAACCTACATTGTAAGCAAAACAACATAGTGCATCAAATTGATTTTGTGTAACAGGAGCACGTAAAAGTTTATCAACACCGTGGCCAAATTCTGCTAGTTCTTGTGCAAACAAAATATTAGCATCTTCTAGGGTACATTCGTCACCGTCTTGTACAGGACTGCCATCTGTCCACTTGGTGTTACCCCAACCGATAGTTGGTACATTAGCAGAGCAACGATAGCTATACAATGTTTGACCTAGATCGTGTAAATTACTTACTGGCTTTGGTTTAATCTTTCCGTTGGCGGTGCCGTTCGGAACTGAGCTGTAGCATCCTTCATAATGCTGTATTAATGCTACTCCGTGTTGTCCTGCTTCCATGTACGTTCCCCTTATTCTGAGTCTTTTTTATGTGCGCCGTTTGAAAACATCTTTGATGAAATCCAGTTATCGTCTTTCCAAAAATCATCATGTAGTTCGCCAGCTATTTCTGGTGCGTGTTTTTGTAGCCACTGTTTAATAACAGGTATACAATCACGTTTAGGATCTTTTACTTTGTCATAAAAGTTCTTTAGTTCTTGGTGTAGATCAGGATCAGCAAGACCTACACGGGTAACTGCTTTAATGCTATCAATAGCTCTATCGCCTACAGCTACAGTACCCATTAAAATTAGGTGACCTAACCCTATAATGTCAATACGAGCTTTTCTAGGATTCCAAGTACCGCTACCGGCATCCCAACGCTCAGTGATAAATTCGTGTGCTCTCATAATAGTATATTTAGCTAACTTTTGGTTAACTAGACTGCAAAACTGCTACCGCACCCGCAACTAGTTTTAGCATTGGGATTAGTGATAACAAAGTTACTGCCCATTACTTCTTCTTTAAAATCTATAGTAGCACCAGTTAAGTACTGCATACTCATGGCATCTATAAGTACCTTGATTTCACCTTTATCTATAACAAAATCATCCTCGTTCTCGGTACTATCCCATGTAAAACCATACTCAAAGCCACTACATCCGCCGCCCTGTACAAACACACGTAGACCTTTAATATTAGGGTCATTTTCGTCTATTAGTAGATCTTTAATTTTATCCACACAACGTTCTGATAAATCAATCATTAAGGTTTCCAATTTGGATTACCAGCGTATGCTGGTTCGTTTAACTTACTGTTAATCCTAAAACCATAGTTAAGCGTTATTCTAAAATCACTGGCTGTGGGTTGTACTGCTTCGTGATCATAGCACGAAGGAAATACTAAAAATCTACCCCTTACTGAGTCTACGTCAATAATTGGTTCCATACTACCTGGTGCTTTCCAGAAACGTGTAGGACCATCTGTTGTATTCATATAATAGATACAACTCCATGTACGTACATCATCATCATAATCTACATGACGTTGCCCACCAAAAGTTCTAGGATATCCATTTAGGTTAATCCGCAATAAATCCATAAACTCTGCTTCAGGGTCAATAGCAGGAATAATGTGATGTTTGATAACTTCTAATAGGGCATATACAGCCCACGGGGCTTGTTCATTTTGTGCTGTGCGGTTGTTATAAAATGTACGACCAAAGAAAGGTTTGCCACCTGGTATACTATAATGATTCCATTCCATTGGCACCCGCCAAAATTGATCTTCTACACTTTTCATTAACCATTCTGGTATAGCATTATCAATTTGATAAATGTAATCTGTTTTTGTTTCTATTCTATTCCAGGCACCAGTAGGGCCTGCGTATGTAATAATAGGTTCTGTCATTCTAACTCCGTGTATGTAAACATGTATTTAATTTACTGCCAGATTACCATCTTAAACTGTTCCTTAGTTATACCAAAGAAGTTACACTTCCAATCACTTTGAGCAAAGAAGTCTAAATGGTGCCATTGGTCTTTATGTGCTAAAATCTGTAGGCCAGCGTCGTCCCAGTCAATGGTGGCAAACTTGGCCTGTGCCTGTAGTTTATGTACTTGTACTTGTTCATAGTCAAAGCCGTCCCATTCCCAATGTAATATTTCAAATACATTACCATTATGATCGGCATAGTCTATACTAAAGTCTAGTCCCCATTTAGGTCTTATTCTACTGACTTTGTATAGTAAAGGATTAACCTTGGCCCATTCTTCTATTTGATCTAGTGCAGGACCAACATAACCTTTACGTTCAAATATAAGACTGTGATTTAATACTGCGCCCACTGACTTTTCTTCTTGTGTAAACCACGGACGCTTTAGTGCATGATGTGATTGATTGCGATGTTCTAGACTAGGGGTACCGTTAACTTTAGCATATAACTTTTCTAACTCTGTAAGATCAAAACCGTTTTGATCAAACAGGGTAACTAGTTCTGGCCCAGGGATACCTGCATAAGAAATGGGTACTGGCCAGTACCCATTAGAATCAAAAGTATTAGATGTTAACGTCAACATATAATATTTATAGTGCTACACTTGACAACCTAGGGGCACGACTCCTTTGGCTGAGGCAGTAGCCTCCTACACCACCGCAACAGCGGGTCCTAAGGTAGGTGTGTTCTTATCGACGTAATCCAGCTAAACGCTTGATTGCATCTACGTTAGTTTCAGTAGCAGTATGACCTTCACCTTCGCCCATCATGGCTTCTTGCACAGAACCATACTTGACGCCGTCGTTCTTTAAAGAACTCTTAATTGCATCAATTGAATTGTATGGTTTCTTTTCTAAATGAATTTCTACATAGTCAGAACCATGCTTACCGCTAGGTGGGCTAACTTTTAATGGTCGTCCATCAACGCTATGATATTTTTCAAGTGTTGCCTTGGCTCTGGCAATGTTTTCTGGGTATGCTTTGTGTAAGTATACTGTTGGTCCGTTAAAATCTTCGCCGCTGTCGTCTGTTGCACTTTCTTC